CAGTGGGAGGAAATCCTTGCCGAGAAGTTGAGGCCTTTCGACACGACCACCGTGGCAGGTGCTTTGGCAGAGATTGGCGTTGATCGACAGCGCATGGGCAAGGTTGAGCAGAACCGTGTTGGGCGCATTTTGCGCAACCTTGGCTTCGTGCCGGATGCCAAGCCTTCGAAGGATAAAGAGCGCCGCTCATACAAAGTTTTCAGGAGGGCAAATTGATGGCTACCAACTTTGCGCAAAATGACCTGTTCGGAGAGTTGGTAGAAATTCACTGTCAGGAAAACTCCACTGAACCTGAACAAAATTTCTACCAACGCAATGTCTACCTTCCAAATGCGGAGAAGGTAGACATACTTGGTAGACACCTCAAACCCGCAGAAAACCGCCATTTTTGCCATCTGTCTACTTTCTTTTCTCTTAAACTAAAAAAAGAAGAAATAGAAAAGAGAGAGGGGGTCTCCGGGAAAGTTTTGAACCCAAGGTAGACACGAACAGGTAGACTTCGACCTCTCCACCCTCGATTTCAGAGACGTAGGGCGGTTCTGGCAAGACGCCCTGACCCACACCCGAGCCGAGATGCGCACACGTTGGCCGGAGTATCGCGGGAAGGTGCCTGATGGGCTGGCGGGGGTGATTGTTGGGGATGTTGAGGCAAGTGGCGCGTTTAGGGAGGAACTGTGATGAAGGGACGACCACGTAAGGCTGGCAAGCGCAACGCCAAGGGCCGGGGAGAAAAGTGATGGGACGTAAGAACCGCAATGCGCGCCAATCGGCACACGAGCCATTCGTAACAGACGTTCCCACCGGAACTATGCAGGACGCCGTGGTGGCTTTCTACACGCGATTGAAGGCAGAACTTGCGCTTTGGCTGGTGAGAGGTTAGATTGGGATATGGCCGACCGCGACCCCAAGACAGGATATTTCTTGCCCGGCAATCGCTTTTGGGAAGCGCGTTCATCGCATGGAGCCAATCCCAAATTCGCAGACCCGGCGGACCTCTGGCAGGCATGTTGTGAGTATTTCGAGTGGAATGAGACTAATCCGCTTTATGAGGACAACCTAGTTACATTCCAAGGATCAGCCACCCACGAACCAGTCTCCAAAATGCGTGCAATGACCATAGTGGGCTTGTGCCTTTTCCTCGATATTGACGAAACGACATGGCGGGGATGGCGTAGTGATAGGCCGGATTTAATCCCCATCATTGCGCGAGCGGAAAGCGTCATTTTCAAACAGAAGTTTGAAGGCGCGTCGGCTGGGTTGCTGTCGGCCAATATCATTGCCCGCGATTTGGGCCTTGCGGACAAGCAAGAATTGACCGGACGCGACGGCAAGCCCATTGAGGTCAAAGACGTTTCAACCGAAACACTGATAGAAGAGGCGCGCCGTCTTGGCATCGACCCTGCAACGCTCGGCATTGTCGGCGGCTAACCGCGCCAAGGATCAACGCGACCGCTTAGCCTTGCTTGCCGCTGTCGTGGCAAAGCGCAAAGAGCAAGCCCTATCACCCCAAGGCAAGCTACTGGACTTCGCGAAGTGGTATTTCCACGAACGCGAGGGCATGGAGTTTATCGAAGGCCCGCATCACAAAGTCATGGGTGAGACGCTTGACCGCGTCCTGAACGGCGAAATAACCCGCCTGATTATTACCGTGCCGCCTGGCATGACCAAGACTGAATTGGCAGTGGTGAACTTCATCGCCAAGGGGTTTCACATTAACCCTGCGTCACGGTTCATTCATGCGACGTTTTCGGATGACCTCGCCCGCGAGAATAGCGACAAGGTTCGTGGCTTGATGGCGCTTGAAGGCTATCAGGCGGTTAAGCCGGTTATGATCCGCGCTGACAGCAACGCCAAGGACAGGTGGAAAACAACGGCAGGCGGGGGCGTGCTGGCAAAGGCTGCTGGCGGGCCTATTACCGGCTTTCGTGCTGGATACATGGATGCGAGCATCTTTACTGGGGCGCTAGTGATTGACGACGCGCTCAAACCTGATGATGCGTTCTCGCCAGCTAAGCGTAAAGTGGTCAACCAGCGCGCTACAAACACGTTCAGGTCACGATTGGCGCATCCCGGCATTCCGATTATCGTCATCATGCAGCGGCTGCACGGCGATGACTTCGCGGGTCACTTGTTAGCGGGTGGATCGGGCGACATCTGGTATCACCTGAACCTGCCAGTCATGATCGACCCAAGCGAGGATTATCCCGCTGAATGGACACACGGCATTCCGATTGAGCATGGTTTGCCGGAAGGCCCGCTATGGCCTGAAAAGCATGACCTTGAGGAAATAGAACTACTCAAGTCCGATGCATACACATTTGCCAGCCAATACATGCAGCGACCCGTCACAATCGAGGGCGCGTTGTTCGATATGGCGGGTTTCAAGTGGTGGCATGAACTGCCTGAATTTGAATATTACTGCATGTATGCCGATACGGCGCAAAAGACCGGGCAGCGCAACGACTACAGCGTCATTCAGCTTTGGGGTAAGGCGGAGAGCGGGATCTACCTAGTCGATCAGGTGCGGGGTAAATGGGAAGCGCCTGAACTGGAAAGCACTGCGCTGGCTTTCTGGCAAAAGCATCGCGGCTTAAACGTGCGCGGCATGAAGGTTGAAGACAAGGTTTCCGGCACTGGCTTAATCCAGACGCTTCGGCGCAAAGGCGTCCCTGTTACCGGTATAGCTCGGAGCAAGGACAAATACACACGCGGCCTAGATGCTTCGCCGTGGATTTCAACCGGCATGGTGCATCTACCCGCCAATGAGGATTACACCCCCGCGCTTCGTGCTGAACTGCAAATGTTTGATGGGCTGGGCACCGGCTTCGATGACCAAGTGGACCCATTGCTTGACGCAGTGGCTGATATGCTGCAAAATACACCGAACGTAGGAATGATCCTGAGAAAGAAGCACCGCGCATGAGCCGCCTGTCATTAGTAGCGAATGCAGTGCGGCGCGTGGAATCTATGTTCCCAGGCTTTTTTCAGGAAGCCAAGCACAATCACTACAAAGACTTCGGATTCCCCGACCACCTTACATTTGCGCAACTCTATGCGATGTATCAGCGCAACGGCATCGCGCGGGCTGGTATCGACAAGATCGTCGGCAAGACTTGGCAGGACAACCCAGCGCTTTGGGAAACCGCCAAGCCCACTGAAAGCCAGTTTGAGGCCGATATTCGCCAGCGCTTCGCAGACCTTCGCGTGTGGCAGCGCCTGGCTGAAACCGATAAGCGCTCATTGGTGGGCGGATATGCAGGGGCTATCCTTCGATTGGCCGACAGCAAGCGGTTCCAAGAGCCGGTTGATCGCGTTCCGGGCGGGCTTCAAGGTTTGGCCGAAATCATCCCGGCGTGGGCAGGGCAGTTGACTGTCGCGTCATGGGATACGGATGAGGCAAGCCCGAGCTACGGCCAGCCCACCATGTTCGCGTTCAATGAGGCTGAACTGCCGACCGGAACGAATATCACCACCGAAACCCGCACCCGCAGTTTTAACGTGCATCCCGACCGCGTTGTTCTCTGGTCCGCCGATGGCACGGTCCACGCCGATAGCGCATTGGCGGCGGGCTATAATGACCTGATGACGCTGGAGAAGGTGTCCGGCGCGGGGGGTGAGGGTTTCTGGAAGAACGCCAAGTCGGCACCTATCCTGTCGGTAGACAAGGACGCGCAGCTTTCCGAAATGGCCCGCGCTATGGGTGTCGAGCCTGACGAAGTGGCCGACGCCATGAACGAGCAGGTGGGCGATTGGCAAAAGGGCTTTGACCGCCTGCTGATGCTGCAAGGCATGACCGCCACAACGCTAGGCGTCACGCTCCCCCAGCCTGAAGAGTTTTTCAACATCGCGTTGCAGGGCTTTGCCGCTTCGCTCAATATCCCACTCAAGATACTGGTCGGCAACCAGACCGGTGAACGCGCCAGCACAGAGGACGCGCGGGACTGGTCGCAGGCCAATATGAGCCGCCGCACCAATTCGGTAAAGCCAAACATTCTTGAGTTCGTGAACCGGCTTGAGCGCTTCGGGATCATCCCTGAACGCGATTATGAAATTGGCTGGACCGATCTTACCGAAAGCACTGCAAGCGAAAAGATTGACCGCGCCACGAAAATGGCCGATATTCAGCAAAAGCTATCAGGGGGTGGCCTTGGTATGTCCGAAACTGTATTTACCGGCGATGAAGTTCGCGAAGTGGCGGGGTATGAGCCGCTTGCCGATAGTGAACGGTTTCGCGACGAAGGGGATGAGATTTGAAACAGGTTCGGGTCAATATCCGTTCGGTCGCTAACACGGCCAAGGTGCGCAAGGAAAAGCGCAACGGTCGTGACGTGCTTATCGTGCCCAGCGCAACCCTGCCCGACAATGTGGTTATGAACGGCATTCGCTATGGCGCGGATGAAATCGCCAAGTCATTTACGACCCTGAACAAAACCCCTGCCCCCTATGGTCATCCGGTGGTGAACGGCAAGTTCGTTTCGGCGCGTGACCCGGAAGGCATCAACATTGGGTGGATCGGCGCTCACAACGAGAACGCCCGCCAAGAGAATGGCCGGGTGTTTCTGGACAAGGTGATTGACGTTGAAGTCGCCAACCGCAGCGCGGAAGGCAAGGCGGTTATTGCCGCGATCAACGCTGGCGACCCTATCCACACATCAACCGGCCTGCTTTGCGAGCTTGAGCCGGTGGAAGGCGAGGATGGCATCAAAGCCAACGCCCGCAACCTGTATTTCGATCATGACGCCATTCTTTTGAACGAGGAAGGCGCTGCCACCCCGGAACAGGGCGTCGGGATGATGGTCAACGCCAAGGGCGAAGAGGTTGAAGTGATTAACTCGGATTTGGGCGAAAGCGCAGACCGAGAACTGGATTGGGCGGTGGATCATCTCGCCCGAGCTTTGGAGCGGCGCGAACGTGTGCCGATGCTGGAGCGAATGAAGGCCGCTTTGTTGGATGCATTCAGCACGCGGGATAAGCCGTCCACCACAGAAGGAAACATGGACATGGACAAGGAACAGTTTGACGCACTGTCCGCCAAGGTGAACGGCCTTGCGGAAAATGCAGTCACCAAGGAAGACCTTACCGCCGCTCTTACCAATGCGATGAAGCCTCTGCTTGATGCTCAGGCCGCAATCGTCGCCAATGCCAAGGCCAAGGATGACGCCGAACTTGCAACGCACGTCGCTGCAATCGTGAAGGCCAATCTGCTTGACGAGGATAGCGCCAAGGAATTGACCCTGAACGCCGCGCGCAAGCTGGCTGAAAAGGCCAAGCCCGGTGTTGCGTTCGGCATGAACGGCGCGCCCCTGACCACCAACGCGGATGACGAGTTCGCAGGCGTGGACCTCAACGCTGCACTGGAGGTGAAGTAACATGGCTGGCAATGTCATCTATCGCGGCCCCATCACTACTGGGTGGCAGCCGCGCACCGTATCGAACAAGACCGTGGCGGGTGCATACCTTCCCGGCACGTTCGTTGAAGAAGCTGCTTCCACGCTTGTGCAGTTGACCACTGCCCTTGCCAAGCTGCCCATGATTCTCGGCAATCTGGACTTCAAGGACCAAGACGTTGCGACCGCCTACACTTCGGGCGACACCGGCGTTGCGTATCACCTTGAGCCGGGGCAGGTCTATCAGGTGCGTGTCGCTGCGGCGACCTACACCCTGAACCAGCCGCTGACGATTGGCGCGTCTGGACGTGCCACCGCTGCCACCGCTGCAACCCCCGTGGTTGCGTTTTTCAGTGACACCCCCGGCGCGAAGAGTGCAGGTGATTTGGTCGATGTTATCATCGCCAACTCCTACACCGTCCCGGCAGCGTAAGGAGCGCACAGACAATGCTTCGTTTCACCCCCGAACAGCAGGCATTCGTGCTTGCCAATCGTCGCCAGTTCAACGCTTCGCAGGTGGCTATCGCAAACGCGCATGGCCAAACCCTTATCGGCAACGCGCTCCCGCTTCCCAAGGACGTTTGGGGCCAGTGGGACCGTGAAGGCATTGAAGTCCAGCGCACCACGCTGGCCGTTTTCAATGACCTTGCTGCCACGGTGTCAACGCCTATGCCAATCGGCAAACTGGTGCATCACTTCCAGACGATCAGCGACAGCGGGCAGGCCAATGTCTCGCTCGATGGCCGTTCGAAGGGGCGCACTGACCAGCCGGTGTTTGCATACCACGGCACCCCACTGCCCATCATCGACAGCCCGTTCAGCTATGGATGGCGTCAGGTCGAGGCGGCGCGTTCCGAAGGATTCCAGCTTGACAGCGCGGGCCGCAACAATGCCATGCGCACGGTTGCCGAAAAGCTGGAGAGCATCGCGCTTGATGGTGACGCGAATATCGTGGTTGGCGGCGCAACGCTTTACGGCCTGCGCAATCACCCGCGCCGCAACACCCGCACCACTGGCGTGGCACTGAACGGTGCGACCGGTGCGCAGTGGTTGGCAGAGATCACCGCAACCCTGAAACTGCTGCACGCAGACAACTTCAAGGTTCCGGCCACGCTCTACCTGAACTGGGATGACTGGTTCTACGCCACTTCGACTGAGTTCACGACCGGCTATCCCAAGACCATTGCGCAGCGCGTTATGGAGCTTGGCGGCGTTCGTGAAATCGTTCCGGCTGACAGCATCACCGCCAGCCAGATCATCGCACTGGTCAAGGACCGCCGCGTTGTTCAGGTGCTGAACGGTATGCCGATGACCACGCGGGCGCAGTTCCGTGCGAACCCTGAGGACGAATACAACTTCGTCACGATGGCGGCGGCTTCGGTCGAAATCAAGTTCGACGCAGACCAGAATTGCGGCGTGGCGGTTTCGACCATCTGATAACTAGCAGGGGGTGGGAGACTGCCCCCTGCCTGGAGGGATTTCCCATGCGCATCGAAATCACGGAAAGCGGCGTTTATGACGCCAAGGGTGTCGAAATTGAAGTCGGCACCGAAATCACGACCAAGGGCGGTGAAGTGCCTGCGTGGCTTGTGAACAAGGGCCGCGTGATTGCTGAAAGGCCTGCAAAGGCAACCGCCGTCACCAACGAAGGCAAGTAACATGGCTGCAACTCTCGCGGGCTGGATTGCATACGCGGCCCTGCGAGGGTTGACGGTCGCCAATGAATCGGCATCGGACCAAGCCTTAGTGCGGGGCACGGATTACATCCGGTTCAACTACATCAACAAATTCCTGCCAGGTTATGACGAAACATCGCCATATGTGGACGATGCGATTTATGAGGCTGCGGCCTTCGAATTGACGACGCCGGGATTCTGGACCAGCACATTCACGCCATCGCAGCAAAAGGTTTTGACCCGCGCGGGCGATATTGGTTGGACTGTTTCCGGCGGCACGGATAGCAATGACGCTTGGGCTAATGCCAGCCCGACCAGCACCAAGATTGCGGCCATGCTTTCGCCCTACATGCCGGGGCGTTTCCAGATCGGGCTTAAGGCCATCGGGCTATGAGTGGCGCGTCTATCGCTGCTGAAGTCGAAGCGGCGCTAGGCGAAGTCGCACGGGACGTTGGTATCGGCGCGTTCGCTGTCACGCTGACAGAGCCGTCAACCGGTCCTACAACACCGTGGAGCGGGACTAGCGTTACACCCGGCGCGGTGCATGAAGTCCCGGCTATGGTGGGCCGGTTCAGCCGGAACATGATTGATGGCACATTGATCCGTGCCACAGACAAGCGCGTAATGATCGCCGGAACCGCGCCAAAGCCTTTGACTAACTGGACCGTCACCATTGCGGGGCAGGTTCACGCCATTGTCAGCGTGGACGAAATCGCACCGTCTGGTGTAGCGCTCTATTACGTTGTGCAGGCCCGTGCATGACGCTTCGCCGCGTGGATCAGTCGCGTATTGAGCAGGCTCTGGCGGGCTATGAAAAGGCAATCCGTGATGCGTTTCTAACGGCGGTTCGCACCGCTGCAACGGGTGTGGACCTGAACGCCCTGATTGCCGCGCTAGAGATCGGTGACGTTGAAACGGCGGCACAACTAGCCACCATACCCCGCGCCGTCTTGTATCCGGTTGACGCTGCTATTACTGGGGCCTTTGTAGCATCGGGAACGTCTATCGCCACCAGCGCACCGGTATGGGCCGCTACGTTCGGATTTGATGGCCGTGCCACAGAGGCCGAAGCATGGGCACGTAACCACGTTGGCGGGCTGATTACCGAGATACTGGACGATCAGCGCACGGCCATTCGCGGTGTCATTTCGGAGAATATCGGCAACGGCGTAAACCCGCGAAAAGCCGCGCTGGAAATAGCTGGCCGGGTTGGCGCATCGGGCAGGCGTGAAGGCGGGCTGATTGGATTGAACGCCCCCCAAATGCGCGCGGTGCAGAATGTGCGCGCGGACCTGTCGGACTTGTCGGAACGATATTTCACGCGCGAACTGCGGGACAAGCGGTTCGATGCATTGGTTGCGCGCGCGATCAAGTCGGGCAAGCCACTTTCGCAAGTGGACATAGACCGGATTGCGGCCCGATATGCCGACCGCTCGTTGATCTATCGCGGCAACGTGATTGCCCGCACAGAAAGCCTGACTGCGTTGCGTGCTGGACGCAGGCAAGGGATTGAGCAGGCTATTGCGCAAGGCGCTATCAATCCGGACGGGGTAACGCGCGTTTGGGACAGCTCTGGCGACCGGCGCGTGAGGCGCGATCACCGCATAATGGACGGGAACCGGGTTCAGGGCATGGCTGAGCCGTATCGACTGCCCGATGGTTCGCGCATGATGTATCCCGGCGACAATTCGTTGGGCGCGCCTGCAAGTCAGACTACCCAGTGCCGATGCACAGAACGGTTTGTCGTGGATTGGCAACGCGCATGAGCAACAAAACATTCGTAGCGGACATTGACGCTTTCGTGGGCAAGACCGTGGATCAAATGACCAGCGTTGCGCGGCAGTCGATTGACGACGTGGTGGCTATCGCGCAGACGCCGGTTGCGAAGGGTGGCGATATGCCTGTCGATACCGGCGCGTTGCGGAATAGCCTTGTCAGTCAGATACTCGGCGGCATATCCAATGAGGGCGCAGACAGCTACATGGCGACGATTGCGGGCCTTGAGATTGGCGACGTTGCCCGGTTTGAGTGGACCGCCGAATATGCGAGGCCAAGGCATTACATGGTCGGGGTTGGGCAAGGCGGCGGATTGTGGCGCGATAAAGCCGCGCAGCAGTGGCCGCAGATCGTCCGAAAGAACGCGGGGATGGCGCAATGAACATGGACGACATTGAGCAAGCCATCGGTGAGCGCCTGCTGACACTATCGCCCGCGCCTGCCGTGGCATGGCCGAACAAGTCCTATTCCGGCGCGGTTCCGTATGTGGAATTTCGCCACGTTCCGAACGGCATTCTGAACGAAACAATCGATGGCTCATTCTCGCGGATGCAGGGAATTTTCCTGCTAACCGTGGTAACGGAGCGCGACAAATTCACCGCCGAAGCCAATACGATTGCATGGTCGATTGTCGAGCTATTCAGCATCGGACTGCGGCTCGCGGTGCCCGGTGGCTATCTGGTTGTCAGCCAATCCACGGACGTTGCACCGGGCTTTGTCGATGGCGTCTATTGGCGCGTTCCGGTGCGCGTGTTCTATGTCACCTCGCCCTAGCCAATGCCTGCAATCCTTGGTATATGACCACAGCGGCCCTTGCGCCTTAAGGAGTGTTTCAAATGAGCCAGCCCCATCTTCTCAAGGCGATCTATGTATCGACTTCATTGCCTGCGACCAATACCGAAGCGGGCTTTGAAGCCCTGACTTGGGTCCGCGTTGCCCATCCCGTAGTCGGTCCGCAGTTCGGCGTTTCGAATGCCAACATTGACGTGCCGAACCTTGAAACCGGCTTCACGCTTGGCGCAAAGGGTGCTGGCAGCGGGCAGGACAGCACCATGACGTTTGCCACCGTGGCCGCCGATGCTGGGCAGGTGGCTTTGAAGGGCCTTGCCGCTGCGGGTGGTCCGGGGGGCAACTGCTCAATCAAGGTTGCGCGTATTTCAGCACCGGGCGGCGATCCGGCAACTGGCGCGGCCCTTACGTTCGCGCAGGGGTATGCTCATTCGTATATCGAAAACCCTGCCGACACGACCAGCTACGAAGGTTTCACGGTCAACTTCAAGCAGAATGCCGCTGCTGTATCGGGAACCGCGCCGTAATGGACTTCGCAAACCTAGACCTTCGCGCGGCCTCTGAACGTGGTTCATGGGTGCATCTGGAATATGACGGCAAGCCCCTTTTTGCCGGGGATGATCCAGACAAGCCGTGTCGCGTGAAGGTTTTAGGCATGGCGGCTCCCGGCGTCATGGCGGCGTTTCGCAAGATCGAACGCATCGAAATGCAGCGGGTGCAGTTGGGCAAGGCCACCGATGCGCAGTTTGCCGATATTCAGGACAAGCTGGAAAAGTCGCTTGCCGAATTGATCCGCGCGGGCGTGGGTGAATGGGAAAACATCATTTATTCCGGCAAGCCGCTGGAATGCACGCCTGACAATGTGCTGACCATTTGCGGCCCCGGCACGTTGTTCTTTGCGCAGGTCCGCAGTGCGATCACGGACGAGCAGCGCCTTTTTACGGGTGCCGTGAAAGGCTCCTGACCTTCGCGGCGCAAACCGGCTGGCTATTGGCCACACCGGAAGGGCAACCTGAAAAGCGGCTAGACCTATATGGCGAGTTGCTGCCTGAATTGCCGGTTGACGAAACGCTGCACCTGACATTCCAGCAACTGGGCTATGCTACACACGGTCCCGTCCCGCTTTCGTGGCAGGAGATAGACGCATTTGCGCGCGTGACGGCTTGTGATATAAGCCCACTGGAAGCGGCCTGTTTAGCCGATATGTCCCGCGCGTTCTGCAACGGGATTGGCGACACAGACCCGCTATCAGTCCCGCCGATGGAGCGCGCCAAGTGACCGATTTTGCAAAGCTCATTCTGGACGCGGATACTAAGGGGCTTAAGCAGGGTGAAAAGGCCCTGAAAGACCTTGGGCAGCAATCCAAGGCGACCGCCGATGATGTTGACAGCACGGCATACCGCATGGGCGAGAGCGTCGGCAAACTGGCAAAGATGGGGTTCCTTGCGCTTGGCGCGGCTGCGACTGCGGCGGCTGGCGCGGTGTTTCTGGCGGGCAGGCGTGCGCTCAATACCGCCGATGAAATGACCAAGACTTCGCAGGCGTTGAATATGAACGTGGAAGCGTTCCAACGTGCTGCCTATGCCGCGCGGACGACCGGCGTTGAGACGGAAAAGCTGGGCGATATTTACAAGGACGTAAACGACAAGGTTGGCGAGTTCCTGCAAACCGGTGGCGGCGAGTTGAAGGACTTCTTTGACAACATCGCGCCACGCGTGGGGATCACCGCCGATGCGTTTCGTGGCCTAAACGGTGCCGATGCACTGCAACTTTACGTATCCACGCTCGAAAAGGCTGGCGTAAATTCGCAGGAAATGACGTTCTATCTTGAAGCCATCGCGGATGAAGCAAGCCGCCTAGCGCCTATTCTGACAGATGGTGGAACGCGGTTCAAAGCCCTTGGCGATGAGGCTGAACGGCTGGGCATTGTTATTGACGAAAAGACCGGCAAGGCGGCGCAAGAGTTCAACGTCAACATGGGGCGGCTGACTGGTATTCTTGACGGCGTGACCATGCGCATCACTGCTGAAATGCTGCCTAGCCTGATTTCGATGCAAGAGTGGCTGATTGCCAATCAGGACGCGATTGTGAAAGTGGCGACAGCAACGGGAGCATTCATTGCGGACCTTTTCAGGCTAGGCGCTGCAATCCTTGACGCAGCACGCGCGGTTAGTGGCTTCTTTGCGCCTGCATTGGAATGGTTGGACCGCAACCTTCGTGGCGTGACGCAGGCCGCGCAGTGGGCGATCAATCCGCTAAAAGCCATCATTGACCTGAACAACATCATTCGCGGGCAGTCGGCTTCGTCCAAGCCGTTCGGCGCTGGCGTTGGGGCCGCTGTCGATACTGCGTGGAGCATGTTCAAAAGTGCGGGTGAAGCGACCACTTCGGTTCGCGGATTGGGCATGGCTGCGACCAGTGCAGGCAGCGCACTCGGCAAGGGCCTTGGCGGCGGTGCGAAGGCTGCGAACGACAACATCAAACCGATGCGTGACCAGTTGGAAAGCGCAATGGACACGCTGCGCAACTTCAAACGCGAGATGCGGGATAGCGGCTTGTTTTCAAGCGCGGCGGTTACCGGCGATGCAACGCGCCAGATCCGCGCCGATGATGCACCGCCCGAACAGGACATGGCGAAGCTCAACTATGGCCTGACCGAACTGCAAACCAAAATGGACGGCCTGAAAGACAAGGCAAAGGACACTACGGCAAGCGTTCGTGACAGCTTCCGGCAGATGGCAACCGATGCACTTAGCGCGCTGGATCGACTGGCGGGGGCTATTCAGGGCGGCAACTTCCTTTCGATCCTGTCCGGCGTGCTGAATTTCGGGCTGCAACTCGGCGGCATGGGTGTATTCGGCAAGGGCGTGCAGGCCAATATCAACGCATCCCCGCGCGCCAATGGCGGCAATGTTTCGGCAGGCAGTCCCTACATCGTCGGGGAGAACCGGCCTGAGCTGTTCGTGCCTGACACTAACGGGCGCATCATGCCGCAAGTGCCAAGCGGTGCTGCGCGGGTGGTGGTGGAGGCCTCGCCATACTTTGACGTGCGCGTCGATGGCCGTATTCAAACCGCTGCGCCGGTCATTGCAGACGCGGGGGCGAATGTGGCACAAGGGCGCATGAACCGGACCGCAACAAGGCGTGTGGCATGATCGAACTACCCCCCGGCTATACCATTGCCAGCGCCACGCCTTCCCTGATTGACTTCGGCGTCATTCAGGAAGCGAATGGCGCGACGACCTACGTTGCCCGCCCCGGTTCGCGCTACAGCCTGCAATGCACGATGGGGCCATTCTACCCCGACCAAGCCCGCGTATTGGTTGCACGGCTATTGAGCTCCAAACGCAAGGGGCTGCGCATCGCGCTCCCGTTGCAGGTCAAGCAAGGCAACCCCGGCGCGACTTTGGTTGATGGCGACATTACGGCGGCGGGTGAAACACTGTTGATTAAGGGCGGTACACCGGGCTATCTGGTGAAGGAAGGCTACTGGCTCTCGATTGAGGATGGTGACGGCAATCACACTATCTACAACGTCGAGACGGGTGGCTTCATTGACGCATCGGGCGATATTTCGATCACGGTTTCGCCGCCTATATCCAAGCCATATGAGGATGGTGACGCAATCCATTTGGGCAAGCCGATGATGCAGGGGCTTGTGATTGGCAATCAATTCGAGTGGTCGCTTTCGGTTGACCGCATGACGCCTATCGTTTTCGGGCTGGCTGAACAGTGATTGGCATGACTGGCCTTTTGCGGGTGGACCTGCCCACTGCGCCCGCATTGCTATGTGACGGCGCGTTCTTTGACTTTGGCGGTGAACGCTACCTTGCGCGAGATCCAGTGCTTGGCAGTATCGCCAGCGTGAACGATCTATCCGAAGGGCTGGGCAATGAAATCCCGGCGCTCGATATTACGTTTAACCCGCCCGGCCCAATCGCCATTGCCACGCTTTCGCAGGCTGCAATCCAGCGCAGATCAATCAAGCTATGGCTGGCTGAATATGACCCTGCCACCGGTTTGATCGTCGGGACGCCTGAACTGCGCTTCAATGGCTTTGTGGATCAACCTGCGATACGGGACAATGAGAGCGAGTATAGCGTGTCACTAGTGGCCGTGCCGTGGGCCGAATATTTCTTTGACCGCGATGATGGCAACACGCTCTCGTCGTCGTTTCACAAGTCGATATTCCCCGGCGAGACGGGCCACGATGAAGCAACCGGACTTGGCATTGGCGTTGCATGGGGCGCGGAAACACCGGCCACGGGCGCGGCAAGGGTCGTGACTAGTGGAAGCTATTTCCGTGGTTTTCAGACGGCGGTGGAACGATGACCGAACTTGAACGGCGCAACGCTGCCACGATCAAGACGCAAGATCGGTTCATGGGTAAACCTTTCGACCTGAGCGCGGCTGCAACGTGCATGCACATGATCCGCTATCACGCCAAGAATATGGACCGTTCGTTCATTACAATCCCCCGGTTTCGCGGCGTGCATGGGGCAAGGCGCGCGTTGACAGATGCGGGCTATACAAGCCTTGTGGACCTGATGGACTTCTATTTTGAGCGNATCCCGCCTGCGTTTATGATGGTGGGTGACGTCATGGCACTGCCCGGCTTCGATGAATTTGAAGCGCTGGTTATCCGTGGCAGCGTGCGCAAGTATCTGTGTTGGCACGAGGACGCGGCGGGATGCACCGTGATTGACTGCGATATGAGCGCGGCGTTGGGGGCTTGGCGGCTGTGAGTAAGGTTCTTAAAGCTGTGGCCGTTGTGGCGGGTGGTTGTTGTCTTTTTGATACCGTCGGTGGGGCGTTTGGTTGGGCTGGGTTTTGTGCAAGAGTGGAGGGGCGCGCTGTGTCT